GATTATTATGTCATTAATGGGTCTGATGAAGGTAGATTCCTGGACACTGTACGCAATCAGGCAAAGACCTTTGCTAGTACTGTTTCTCTTACATCTGAGTCTCGTCACAAAGTTATCATTATTGATGAAGCGGATAATACCACGCCAGACGTACAGCTCTTACTTAGGGCATCCATTGAGGAGTTTCAGAAGAACTGCAGGTTCATATTCACGTGTAACTATAAAAACAAGGTCATAGAACCCCTCCATAGCAGGTGTTCAGTGGTCGATTTTTCGGTCAATGGTAAGCATAAAGTCCAAGTAGCAGAGGCATTCTTCCATCGAGTCAAGGTTATCCTAGAGATGGAGATGATCTCGTACGAAGAGAAGGTAGTGGCCGAAGTTGTAACAAAGTATTTTCCTGACTTCCGTAGGACATTGAATGAGTTGCAAAGGTATGCTGCAACTGGTAAGATAGACACAGGTATACTGGGTGCATCAAATGATTTCTCTATTGATAAGTTAGTTGGTTACCTTAGGAAGAAAGAGTTTACTAACATGAAGAAGTGGGTTGCTCAGAATATGGACAACGAACCACATGTCATCATGCGTAAGGTATATGATAACCTGTATCAACACTTTGATTCTTCTTCTATACCAGAGGCAGTATTAATTATTGCGGAGTATCAATATAAGTCTTCCTTCGTAGTCGATCAAGAGATTAATATGGTAGCATTTATGACTGAACTTATGATGAGGTGTCAAATCAAATGATTCCATTACTAGCAGACCTACCACCCCACTCTTATACATGTCTTGCTGAGGTAGTACAAACAGAAGCAAGACGAAATACTGATGATGAATATGGTGTTGCTGCTTCTGTCTTAAACAGAGTTGCTTCTCCAGAGTTTCCAGATACTGTCTGTGCTGTAGTGTATAGTCAGGGTCAGTATGAAGGAGTCAATACTAACTATTCACTCAAGGCAGAACCTGATTTAGTACTTAAACTTAAGTCTCCTGAAGGTCAACTGAAGATAGTTGAAGCACTTGAAGTATTAGATGGCAGGACGGACTTTAAAGGACAGTCTATGTTACATAATCGTATCGTAGATGAGGATCCTATGTTCCATCCTGAAGGAAATTTCTATCACTATAACTGGCAATGACACTACTACAAATGTTAAAGGACAGATGTTACAAACTAGGTAACTTTAAACTGTCATCAGGTCAAGAGACCAAGCACTATATTAACTGTAAGAATGTCACCCTTAGTGGTGATGGTTTACGTCGTGCATGCTTAGAATTATCAACACTTGTAGAGGAAGGGTCGGCAGCAGTAGCAGGGTTAACCCTAGGTGCTGACCCTCTAGTGGCAGGAGTCGCTATGATGAGTGGATATGATGGTCTCATCATCCGTAAGGAACCAAAAGGTCATGGCACACAGGCATGGATAGAGGGACCACCACAGAAAGAGGGTGCTACTATCACAGTGCTAGAGGATGTTGTTACAACAGGTGCTAGTGCTATTAAAGCAGTTGAAAAATTAAGAGAAGCAGGTTATACTGTTAACAGAGTTGCCACCATTGTCGATAGACAGTTGCATGGTGAGGCAGATACTAATATGTGTGCAGCACACCTTGAATTGTTTAGTCTATACACACTCGCTGACCTAGCATGAAGAAGATACACCTGTATCCAGTTGAAGCATATGAATTCCAGTTTGTTAGTATGACTAACTGGGTGGAGTTAATTATGCAGCAAGACTTGAAACCTAGACCTAACACAGGAGTATTAAATTGTGGTCCTAGGTTACAGGAGCTTGCTGAATTCAGTGAGATGACGACCTTCTTTGAGCATTGTCTTAATGATATACAAGAGGAGAATAATTATGACTGTGATGGGTTTAGAATCACCTCTATGTGGGGTAATTATTACCCTGTAGGGACTTCTCAGGAACCTCATCGTCATGCTAATTCTTACTGGAGTGGGTGTTTGTATTTGAATACCAGTGCACCTACTGTATTTTACGATCCTCTCATGCAGAGATCACTAGGCCAGATTGAGCTAAATAAAATACCTAAGATTGATGCCACTAACTTAACCTTTAATACTAATGCAGAGCATGTGGAGAAGATAGAGTCTACACCTGGTAAGTTAATCATATTCCCTAGTTGGATGGTACATGACACTGCTGTCACACAAGAGGAAAGGTGGAGCGTTAGTTTCAATGCCTTACCTGTAGGTGTAATCAATCAACTAACTACAATTGAGGTGCTATGAGTAGTAGACAAGAATATAATACTGAGAATGTATTTCCAGTTCGCTGTTGGTCTTTTCAGGCGACTCCAGAACTAACAAATGCTTCGTTAGAGGCAGCAAAGAAGTGTGATTATCGGTCTTATAATGATGATGTGCTGGCAACGATGCCTACACGTGGTCCTGGTACTACTGATGACATCCAAAATAAGGAAGAATTTAAACCACTCATGTCGTGGATACAGAAGTGTATAGACACACTACACTTTGATAATGGATGGTGTTGTGATAGAATAATTGTTAATAAAGCATGGTGTAACTGGGCACATCCTGAGTCAGGTCATTGTCATATTCCACATAGACATCCAATGTCTTATATAAGTGGTATATTCTATCTTACTGAGGGAGCACCTACTCTCTTCTTAGACCCAGTAGACAAGAGAGAGTGGTCATCAATGCATCTTGATGGTGGACCTGGATCAGATTGTCAATTCTTCTACCATGGTGGTCCTGGAGGACTAATACTATTCCCAAGTTGGTTGGTGCATGGTAGTAACCCTAACATTGATCCTGTTGATAGGTATTCTATAGCAGTTAATTCATTCCCACAAGGTGATATTAATATGGGTGGATGGCAGAGACCTATGGTTAACGTACCAAAGGTAAGGGGGTGGGATATCCTAGGACCATTACCACTGAAGGACTATAAGAAATGATAGAAGAGAAGGAACTACATTACTTCCCTGTTAAGATACTGGAATACACCGACCCTGGATGGACTCCAGAGTGGTGTGAAGAATTTAAAGCATGGGCTAGAGAATTCCCTGCTAACCAATCTAATTTTCCTGAAGGTGTCATCACCAGTAAGACTGACATGCATAAGGATGATGCTCCATGTGTGCAGAGGGTGGTTAAGTTTTTTAATGAGTGTTTGGAACAATATAAGCAAAGGTTTGAGCTCAACTGTGAGCAATTAGAGATATCTCTTTCATGGTTTAATCATGCTCCATCCCAGAGTGGGTGGGGACATCCGTTACATAGGCACCCCATGTCCTATGTAAGTAGTGTATACTATATTACAGATGGTGCACCTACTATCTTTGGTGACCCTTGCACACCAAGGACTAGCGATACGCTTGACGTATGGCAGGACAACCTTATGAAGGATGATGGTTGGAACTTAGGTATCAATGAAATGTATCAGTCAAATCCTGGGAAGTTAATTATCTTTCCATCTTGGTTACATCATTTCTCTGGTAGACAGTTGCAAGATTTTGATAGATGGACCATATCATTTAATGCTTTACCTACTGGTAAGGTCAACGTAGGTCCGTATGGATTACCCCAAGTTAATTTAAAATTATTATGAAGTATTTGAAAACTCCTCTACGTTATCCTGGCGGTAAGTCAAGGGTAGCAAAAGACTTTATCCCTCGCTTTCCTAGCGACTTGAAAGAGTATCGGGAACCATTCATAGGTGGAGGGTCAGTTGCATTATTATTTGCACAGAAGAATCCTGACATCCCTGTATGGATTAATGATAAGTATGTCTATCTCTATAACTTCTGGGTGAATCTACAGAAGAATGGAAATAGATTATCTGATGATCTGATTAAGATTAAGGAAGATAATAGCACAGAGGATAGAGCAAAGGAACTGTTTAAGTCTGCCAAGGGTGACATTCATAAGGCCGATTCGTATGAGCAAGCAATATTATTCTGGGTGCTTAACAAGTGCTCTTACTCAGGACTGACAGAGAATAGTTCCTTCAGTGCTACTGCATCAAGGCAAAACTTCACTACACGTGGTGCTAATTTCCTTAAAGAGATTTCACAAATCATTCAGGGGTGGAAGATTACTAACCTTGATTACTCTGAGGTGATGGCAGCACCAGGTGAGGATACATTCATCTACCTAGACCCACCATATCAGATTGGTGTCTATCTCTATGGTAGTAATGCTGAGTTGCATAAATCATTCAACCATGAGGAGTTTATCAAGGCATGTGAGGACTGTAAGCATGACTGGTTTGTAACATACAACAACTCTGATAGTTTAAAGGAAGCATATAGTAACTTCCATCAAGAAGAATTTAAAATTACCTATGGTATGAAGCATAGGCCAGACAATAAGCAGAAGAAAGAACTGCTAGTATGTAACTACGACATTAATAGAACGCCACTGGAGCAGTTATATGCATGAGTATCCGCTAAAGGATTATCTCAACAGTATTAATTTAAAAAAAGGTGACCTCTCTGTAGATGAGAGAGCGATGAAAAAGTATCCAGCATACGTTGTTAATAAATGTCTGTCTGGATTCATTGACACGGTTATACATGCCAATGAAATGAATGCTTCTTCACATCTACCTAACCTTCTTCAGTATCAATATTATATACATAGTGTTAGAAAATCAAAGCGATTTTCTCCTTGGGATAAGAAGTCCAAAAACAGTGACCTTGACCTTGTGAAAAAATACTATGGTTACAATACTGAGAAAGCTCAGCAGGCTATGAGAATATTGTCTAAAGAGCAACTTGAAGTTATTAGATCAAAACTTAATACTGGAGGAAGACAATGAGTGATGAGATCAGTTGGTCTCAAGACATGATGCTGGAGGTTACCCTAAAGGAACCAGATGACTTTCTCAAAGTGAGGGAGACACTGACTCGTATAGGTGTAGCGTCCAGAAAAGAGCGTAAACTCTATCAGTCTTGTCACATCCTACATAAACGAGGTAAGTATTACATCGTCCACTTCAAAGAACTCTTTGCACTGGATGGTAAACCTACTAACATAACAAGCAACGATGTCCAACGTCGCAATCGCATTGCGAAACTCCTATCAGACTGGGGGTTGGTAGAGATATCAGTAGCAACAGAGGCAGAAGACCTCGCTCCACTAAACCAGATTAAGGTCCTGGCATTTAAAGATAAAGGTGAATGGACTCTTGAATCCAAGTACAACATTGGTAAAAAGAAACAGCCAACGGAGGTTTAAGTGGCAGAAGAAGAAAAGAAATCTGAGAAGGACTTGACAAAAAAGGGAGTCCTTGGTAAGATCAAAGATAAGATTCTTCCTGATGAGGAAGAGCAAGCCGCACTGCTGTCCAGTATGGTCAGACTTGGCGTTCTTGTGTGGTCCGGCGGGATATTGACCCTTAATTATGTTGCTATCCCAGGTATTCCTCAGCAGAAAATAGATCCAACTTT